ATGGAATGAATTCTTTAATCATAGATGGTTTTTAATTGATGAAATGTTTGATATAGAAAAAAATAATATCCAAAAAGAAAATAATTTAATGGAAATGGCTGATAAATTTTTATTTAATAGTAATAATAATTTAAATAATAATTTAAATAATAATTCACATTATACATACACTTCTTATGATTTTAATAATAATTTAAATAATTTTAATCATAGTCCAAAATTAAAATCAAATCATTCAACACCAAATTCAAATCATAGCTCAAATTCTGTTTTTTCAAATTCTAGTAATAGTCCTAGTCCTAGAAATGGATTAAATTTAAATTTAAATAATAATCATAACAATATTAATATCCCATTTAAACAATCAAGTCCAAAACCAATAAATCATAACAATCATAATAATCATAACAATAAATTAAGTAAATTAAATTTTGAATTATCAACAACTAAATATAATAATTTTAATTCAAATTCTTATGATAATGATAATAACAATAATAAAAATGAATTAACAATATTAAATAATTCATTTCAAGAACTTAAAAAGAATTGTTTTGATAAAGAAAAAAATAAAGAAAAACATTCAGTTTTATCTTATTCTAGTTCATTATCTTTAAATACTGAAAATTTAAATTTAAACCTAGAAATACAAGAAATACAAGAAGATTTATTTATGAGTTGTGAAGAAATAGAAGAAGAATTAAAAGAAGAATTAAAAGAAGAATTAAAAGAACAATTAAAAAATAATGATGATAACAAGGATGATAATGATAAAAAAAATGAAATTGAATCTAAATTAGATTTAATAATTGGTCAATTACAAGAATTAAAAAACAATAAAAAATCAAAATTAAATTTTAAGAAAGATAAAACTTATATAAATGAAAAAAATGAAAATACTGATTTAAAAGATTTAAGAGATAGTTTTGATTTAGAATTAAGTTTTAATAAAATAATGGATTCTAATTCTAGTAATGAAAGTAATTATTTAATGGTTGACTCACCTTTAAGTTTTGAAGAAAATAAAAAAAATAATTATATTTTATTAACAAGTAATCCAATAGATATTAATAACAATAATAATATTAATATTAATAATGGAAAAATAATTCCAAATAGTTTAAAAACTTATATTAATACATCTATTAATATTTTAAAAGAATCTGCAAATTATTTAACAGGTAATTATAAATCTATTTAATTGTTTTTTAAGTTTAATTATTTTTTTTTGATTTTGAGCAGTTTTGAGTGATTTTGAGTAATTTTGAGTAATTTATAATAAAATAAAATTGAATTATTTTTTTTAATAATTTAAAAATTAAAAAGAGATAAAATGATTTTGTTTTTGCTGAATATGCTTCCGCTTGTTATTGCTTACTTTTTCAATAATTATAGTATTATTGCTATTTGGGCAAGCTTTTTGATTTATGTTATTATTAACTTTTTAACAATTTGTAAAGTTCCTATTAAAATTGCAATGAAAATGGCGACAAATGATGAATGGCTCAATCAGCCTTATAAAACTGATGTTCAAAAGCGCTATATTAATTTTGATTTTGAAGTTAAGTGGTTGATTATTTTCCCTTGGGTTAATATCACAGTTGAAAAGTTTAATCATGGTAAGCAACCAATCAATGCTTGGTTGGTTTCAAAGGTTCCTAAAAATACTATTTTTAACTTTTGGAATATGACTTTTACCAACTTTTTGGCTATTTGCTTTTCTACTTTTTGTAATAAGCCTGTTTTTGAAAAGTTTAAGGAATTTAACAAATTTCAACCTTACATTCTTAATGATATTGAAAAGATGTATGTTGCTCACATCATTTGGATTATGTCAAACATTTCAAACATTGATGCTATTTTGGATGATTTAGTTGTTTCGGGAATTCGTGATGAAATTTTTCGTGATATGAAAGATGAAAGTTTTATCAAAATGATTGAAAGTATTACTCTCAAGAACTTGTTTAATGTTGGCTATTTTACAGCCTATAAGCGTTTTTACAAAACTGAAAAGGCTAAGGCTAATGAAATTATTCAAACTAATTTCAAGAATGACCTCACGCGTGCTCTTCAGTTTCTTTAATTAATTTTAATTAATTTTAATTGATTTATTTGATTTTAATTTAAATTTTAATTGATTTTAATATTTTTTATTATTTTTTATTATTTTTATTAAATTATAATTTAATGATTTTAATATTTGCTTGTTCAGCTAGAATTGCAACTAGAGAGTGATTTTTATAATCTTCTTTATAATAAATTGTTTCTATTCCTGATGATGCAATAATTTTAAAACAGTTTATACAAGGATAATGAGTAATATAAGCAATTGAACCATTTGTTTCAACACCTCTTTTAGCACAATCAGCAATTGAATTTTGTTCTGCATGAACTGTTGCTTGTTCGTGGTTATTTTCAATATAACTTTTGTGTTCTAGTTTAGGTAAAAATCCGTTATATCCCATACTAATAACGTGATTATTCTTAACAAGAATACAACCAACTTTTAATCTCAAATCAGGAGACCTAGAGGCAATTAAAAAAGCAGTTGATAAAAAATATTCATCCCATGAAATTCTATTCTCTTTATCCCAACTAGAAACTAATCCAATTATTTCTTCTAATTTATTCATTTAAAATAAAATTTTAATATTATTTTAATTATCTTTTAAATCTTTTAAACTTTTTAAATTAAAAATAATAAAAAAATTTTTAATCTTTTTAATCTTTTTAATCTTTTTAATTAAAATATCATTTTGGAATGATAACCAACCCTCCTTAATAAATATTTATCACAACTATTTATTTGACATTTAAAAACAGTTGTTAATCTAAAAAGTTCAGTATCTACATCCCTTAGGATTTTGTAATGAGGTGTGTCTGCATTAACACAATTTCTACAAGACTTACTTGGTTGACAGTTTGTCCAGTAAGCTCTCCTTTTTCTTCCCAATATTAAAAAGACACAATCATCCTTTAATTTCCTTTTGATTTGAATTAATTTTTTGAGGTCTTTGATAAATTCACCATTCATAACAGTTTTTGTTGTTGCTCCTTGGAGGATTTCCAAAAAAACTCCACATGTAAAAATATAAATATTACCTTCACAAAAGTTTTCTATACTATTTTTAATAGCATAGCAAGTATCAACAAGAATAATTGGTTTATTATTTTGTGATGTGTTGATTGATTTATTAAAATCATCAAAATTAACAAATTCACCAATGATTGTTTTTATCATATTATGAATGATAATATTATTAAATGGAATAAGAGGTTTGTCATTTCCATAAAAATCCCTATCAAATAAAATACTTAAATCCATTATGACAATAAAAGAAAAGCTTTTACCTTTTAATTTACAAAGTAAATTAAAATTAATTTCGTTATGATGCAACTAGAATTGAATTAAAATTAAAGTTAATTAAATTTTAATTCAAAAATAGTAGTAATTTTTTTTAATAATGATAATAATAATATTAAAAATTCAATTTTATTGATTTTTTTAAGTCAAAAAAGTTATTTTCTTTGTAAATATTAAACAAAATATTAAGTAAATTTCCTATGTCTTTTTTAAAAAATAAAAAAGGATTTTTATCTTTTTTAAAAAGTACTAATTATAATTTAGATCAATTAAAAACAAAAAAAGTTTTAAAATCTAAAAAATCTTTAAAAACTTTAAAACATAAAAAAAGATTTTTAGATTTTTTTAAAACTAAACATTATAAATTAAAAAAAGATTATCCAGAATATTTTTATTTATTAAAAAATTCAATTTCTAGTGAAAAAAAGTTAATATCATCTGCTGAAAAATATAATAAAGCTACTCATGATTATTATAAAGATTATCAAGAACATATTGATAATTTAGTTAGATTAGATAAAATGTTTGATGGTTTTGATTCTTTTAAAAAATCTTTTGATATAATTTTTAAAGAATTTAAAGACAATAAAAAAATAAAAAACCAATCATTACTTTTATCAAATTATAATAAAAATAAAAATAATCATAATGAAATTTTTTATAGTCCTGAAGATATTATTAAGTTTCATTTAAGTCAACAAATTGTTTATTTATTATCAAATATGTATTCAGAACATGAAAGATTACTTATTAAACAAGTTATTATAGATAATATTACAACTAAACCGGTTTTTAATATTATAACATCTGATAATAAAGAAACTGATTTTATTACTTTACCTCAAACAAAATATCATCTTAATTATGAAAAAACAAAAATTATTTTTGACCAAGCAATACATCATATGAGAGATAAATTAGATATTGTTCCAGATAAAAATAAAGATATTGATAATATTGATAAAAATAAAGATAAAATTAAATTAAATGTTAAATCTGTACCTTTAATTAAATTTAAAGAATTCTTTCCAGAAAATCAATCAAATAAATATAATGCAAAAAAATCTAGTTTTTTTTCAAATATTAATCCTAACTTAATTAAATCTATTAAAAATAAAGAAAATGAAAAAGAAAATGAAAAAGAAAATGAAAAAGAAAATGAAAAAGAAAATGAAATTAAATATAAATCAAAAAAAACAGTTAAATTATTGAGTGAACAAATTAAAAAAACAAAAAAAATAAGTAATGAAAAAACAAAAGAAAAAACAAAACAAATAATTGATATTGTTATTCCAACTAAAGATGCAATTTTACCTGTCTTAAAAGTAAATATACCTAAAAAAATAGATAATCCAAATCAATATAATGAACGTGAAAAAAAAGAATTTCCCTTTAAAAAAGATTTTAAAGATTTCAAAGATTTCAAAGATTTTAAAAAAAAAGAAGAACCTTTTCAATTTAAAAAACCATAATTTTATAATTTAATATTTTTATATTTTTTTTTTGATTTTAATTTTATAAAAAGTATAAGATATTTTTTTATTAATAAATAATAATTAAAAGAAATAATTAATTTAAATAATTATAAATAATAAAAAATGACTGATAAAGTAAATAATAATAATAATATGGATATGAGTAATATGGAAGATGAGCTTGAAAATTTAGAAGTTCATACAAATTTTGATTCAATGAATTTAAAAGATGAATTACTTCGTGGGATTTATAATTATGGTTATGAGCGTCCAAGTGAAATTCAATGTCGTGCTATTATACCTATTACATCTGGACGTGATATAATTGGTCAAGCACAATCTGGAATGGGTAAAACTGCAACTTATTCAATTGGAACTCTTCAAGTAATTAATCATAAATTAAAGGATACTCAAGCTATTATTTTAGCAAATACACGTGAATTAGCAGCTCAAGTTGAGTCTGTTATTACCAATTTAGGTAAATACTTAAATATTCAGGTTTGTTTAGCGGTTAGTGGTATTCCTGTTAAAACTAATATGGAAAGTTTAAACAACCGTCCTCATATTGTTGTTGGAACACCTGGTAGAATTTATGATATGATACGTCGTAAAGCACTTAGAACTAATTCTATTAAAATTCTAGTTATTGATGAAGCAGATGAAATGATTAAATCAACGGATGATAGATTTAGGGATGAAAATGCTGAAGCAAAATTTGGATTTTTAGACCAAATTAAGGCAATCTTTCAGGCATTACCTGGTTCAGTTCAAGCAGCATTATTTAGTGCAACAATGCCTCCTGAGTTTTTTGAACTAACTAATAAATTTATGAGAGACCCTATTAAAATTTTAGTTGAACCTGAAAAATTAAGTTTGAATGGTATTAAGCAATATTATATTAATGTTGACCGTAATGAGTATAAATATGAAATCTTATGTGATTTATATGATGTTTTATCACTTTCACAATCAATTATTTACTGTAATTCCCGTAAAATGGTTGAGGATTTAACATATAAATTAAGTGGTTCTAAATTTTGTGTCTCTGCTATTCACGGAAGTATGACGCCTGTTGAACGTTCTGAAAAAATGAAAGAATTTGTTTCAGGTAAAACCCGTGTTTTAGTTTCAACAGATTTACTTTCACGTGGTATTGACGTTCAACAAATTTCAATTGTTATCAACTATGATATTCCTAAATCTGTTGATAATTATTTACACCGTATTGGTCGTAGTGGACGGTATGGTCGTAAAGGTGTTGCTATTAACTTTAATACACCATACGATGATGCTAAACTTAAAGCAATTGAACAACATTATAACATCAATATTGAAGCCTTTCCAGCAAATGCTGAATCTGTTGGTGAATTTCTTTAAACTTGTTTGGTTTTAACTTTTTAAAATATTATATTATTATTATAATAAATATTAATAATGTCTTCGAGAAAATCTTCACACTCATCATTTGTTCCACAATCAGCAATACCATCACAAACATTTACTCCACAAACATTTACTCCACAACCAACATTTACTCCACAAACATTTACTCCACACATATTTCCTCAACCACAAGGATATTCAGCACCACACGGATATCCAGCACTACAAGGATATTCAGCACCACACGGATATCCAGCACCACACGGATATTCAGCACCACACGGATATCCAGCACCACACGGATATTCAGCACCACACGGATATCCAGCACCACAAGGATATCCACTACACGGAT